AAAACTCTTGATGTCGCCCACCGCTATCCCTACTTCAAGAACGGCGTCCACGTCGATAACAAGGTTCGACGACGAACGGAGAAGGCGTTCTATTGGGAAACTGGAGAAGGTTCCAATGCAGAACTCTTTGGTCAACACCTATTCCCACCCGGCTCTGCTAATGCCATCACTGTCGTCGAAGGGGAAGTTGACGCCCCCTCCGGGTGGCACCTACTTGGTAGCCGCTATCCTGTTGTCTCTGTCACTAACGCAGCTACCGCACTAAACGATTGTAAGCGGAACTTCGAGTATCTCGACTCCTTTAAGGAGATCGTGCTGTGTTTCGACAAAGACGAACCGAAGAAGCGTCTCGATGGAACGGTGTTCTTCCCCGGACAAGAGGCGGCTAAGAAAGTCGCGGAACTCTTCGCTCCCGGCAAGTGCCGCATCCTGACGCTTGAGAACGGCAAGGACCCGAACGACTATCGCCAGCAGGCCGCTGATAAGACATTCGTGTCTGAATGGTGGAAGGCTCCAAAGTTCACTCCCGACGGCCTCGTGTTTGGTCAAGATATGTGGCAGAAGATTATCAACCGGCCACAACACTTCCAGACGCTCTACCCGTTCGAGGGCTTGAACAAGCTGACCTACGGCATCCGCCTCTCTGAACTCGTTGTCGTCAACGCTCCCACCGGCGTCGGCAAGACGAGTATTCTGAAGGAGATTGAATATGGCCTTCTCACGAACCCGGAGATTATTGAAAAAGGTTACGGCGTCGGCTTCCTACATCTGGAGGAACTGGATACCGATCTCGCGCTCGGGCTAATGTCCATTCACGCCAACAAGCGTTACAACCTTCCTGACACCGAGAAGTCAGAAAGCGAATTGAAGAAGGTGTACGACGATATCATCAACACGCCGCGAGTTGTCATCTACGACCACTTCGGCTCGAATGAGATCGACGCCATTATCTCGAAGATTCGTCACATGGCTGCCCTCGGGTGTAAGTATATCGTACTCGACCACCTTTCCATCGTTGTCTCTGACCAGAACGGCGACGAGCGAAAGCAACTCGACGAGATTACCACGAAGTTGAAGACGTTTTGTATGGAGGCTAATGTTGCCCTTATCGCTGTTATACACCAGAACCGAAATGGGCAAATCCGTGGCACTGCTGGCGTCGAACAGCTCGCCAATATCATTCTACGTCTTGAACGTGATCTCGTGTCCAACGATCCGTGGCGGCGAAACGTCACCAAAGTTTGGGTCGAGAAGAATCGTTTCTGTGGTCGAACGGGGCCGGCCTCTTGGCTGTTCTTCGATGACATCACAGGGCGTATGAGTGAACTCGACGACAACGCCATCACTAAATACGAAGAAGGATTGAGTATCAATGACGCAGACCTCCCTTTCTAAGTTCGTGAAAGATTACGTCGAGCAAGGATTGATTTCTTTCGAGGCCGATCCTGCCGACAGTGATTATCAAGAGGGTTATCGGGCTTGCCTCAAGGACCTGGATTTTGAAATCCGACGTAAAGAAGCGGAGCATATTAAGGAGGTAGTGAGTGTATCTGACCCCGACCAAATGCCATTGGGCTTGTGATATTGAGGCAGACAATCTTCTCGATAAAGCGACCCGCATCTGGTGTGTCACGGTACTCAACTGCATAACCAAGGAGAGGGGGGAGTTCACGGACAAGGACTCCTTCCTCGCTTGGATGAAGGAACACTCCGACGCAATCTTTGTCGGACACAACTTCCTTGCTTACGACGCCCCGATGCTCAATCGGTTCTGGGGTGCCGCTATTCCCACCCACAGGGTTGTTGATACTTTTGTTCTGTCGCAACTCTACAATCCGTCTTATCCAGCCCCACCGGGCCTTAATCCTCCGGGGACGCCTAAGGATAAGCGTAAAGGCCCTCACTCTCTCGAAGCGTGGGGTCTTCGGCTCCGGTTCAAGAAAACAGAGCATAGCGACTTCTCGGAGTACACTCCGGCGATGCTTCGCTACTGTATGAACGACACCATTCTAACCGCCTTCCTGTTCCGAAAACTGACGGAGAGGATGCGGGTGGTCGGGTTCTCAGAAATGGGAGCGGAGTTGGAGCATAAGGCGTGGAATATCATCCAGAACAAGCAACGCCGTAACGGGTTCCCGCTCGACTACAAGAGGGCACACGAACTGTACGTCACAATCCGTGCCCGCGAAGAGGAATTGAAGAATGAAATCTACAACCTCTGGCCCCCAGAGCTTCGATGTGTGGCAGAATATAAGCAGGCTTTCAAAAAAGATGGAAGCTACACTAAGCAGTATGTCACACACAGTGGTCAATTTCCAAAGCTGGAGATCAGACCCGACGGAAGTTATGCGGCGTATGACTACGTTGAGTTTAACCTTGGCTCTCCAGACCAACGAATTGCGAAGCTACTTGAACTCGGTTGGGAACCAACACAGTTCACAAAAAAGACTAAGAAAGGAGGAGGGGGAAACCCAAGAGTCGATGAAGACAGTCTAATCGCGTTTGCCGACTCTTCAGGCAATCCTGAAGTCAAGGCGCTTGCGAAATGGATCGTTCTCAACAGTCGTGCGAACATGATTAACACTTGGTTGGAGGCGTACAATGAGCAATCGGGAAGCATTCATGGCCGCCTGTTTATTGCAAGCACTCTGCGTTATCGTCATAATAGCCCTAATTCTGCGAACATTCCCGCAGTCCGGCTGAAGAAGGACGACGAAGGAAAGGAACACGTTCTATATGGCGAAGAAGGCTCGTTTACTTACGAATGCCGCGATCTCTGGACCTGCGGTGATCCTTCTGGCTGGAGTCTTGTTGGTATTGACGGGACCGGTATCCAGAACCGTTGCCTCATTCACAACCTAATCAAGACTGTTGGCGAAGAGGCTGTTCGTGACTTCAAGGAATTGTCTCTACACGGCGACATTCACAAGCGGAACATCGAGGTCCTCGGACTTGCGAACAAGGCTGCTGCGAAGAAGTTCTACTACACCCTAATGATGGGTGGCGGCGGAGCGAGACTTGCGGCAGATCAGGCGCAGTTCGGTACTAAAATGACCGCGAAGGAAGGTGATGCGAAGAAGACGGCGCTAATTAAGAGTATGCCGGGGTTCTACGAGCTAATCGATAAGCTCGAAAAGGAACTGGAAGAGACGGGGCGCATTCGTCTTTGCGACGGCACTCCCATTCTCGTCCCTTCTCCGCATATGGTGATTCCGTATCTTCTACAGGGCGACGAGAGCCGTCTGATGAAGAAGGCGATGATCCTTGTCGATGAAGAGGTTCGCAGGAACCGACTGTCTAAAGACGTCCTAAAGGTCGCTGACATTCACGACGAATGGCAGTTCAGGGTAAGGAACGAATATGTTGAACACTTCGTAGAACTCGCTCTCCCGTGCTTCAACCGTGCGGGCGAATACTTCAACTATCTAATCCCCATCGACGGGGACGCAAAGGTTGGTAAGACATGGGCAGAGACGCACTAAGTTGCGAACACAAGCGCACTCGACCGATCTATGAAGACCACGTCCTTATGGGGATGATCTACTACGGGGACAAGTGTGGGGACTGTGGCAAGACTATCCCCGCACCTCCCGGCCCACTTGAACTCGGAACGTATCGTTAAGGAGAGAGAAGATGTATCGTATTATGCTTGCGAGAAGTGGTTACTATTACGTCCAACGTCGTGGCTATAGCAGTTGGAAGATGATCGGCGGGTTCTACCGTACTCGTCGAGGCGCGGAGCGACTGGCGGAAGACCTTATCGCCGCCGATGAAGTTCCGTTTCCTATGACGAGCCGTGTCGTGAGGTACTACTAATGATTATTCTTAGGATTAGCGACGATACTCCCGGCTTTCGTGAAACATTTTACAAAGGCCCTTTCGAGACAAGAGAAAGAGCCGAGGAAATGGCCGCGAAGTTCAATGACGCCCACAAGCACAACAACTGGTATGCGCTTGTTGCTGAAGCAGAGGTGATGCCTAATCAGCAAGATTGGGAGAAGAAAATCTACGCGGAGTATGATGCCTGATGTATTACACGCACATCAATAGGAACGTCATAAATAGCAACCGGAAGAACGGGACGGCAGAGCCAGCAGTTCGCTTCCAGAAGGGTTTGTATGGTAAACCGACATACGCTTTTGAGGTTCGGCTTCCGAGCGAGTCTCGTGTTGTATATCGTCCTTCTGGCGATCCCATACTTCCTTGTGGTGCCCGCTTGGTCATATGCTCGGAGGAAGCTCCGACGGTTATTTCGTAAGAGGAGGTTTGTATGACCAAAGAGGACGAAGACCAAATCCACTATCTCTGCCATCGGCTGGTAGACCAAGTAAAAAATCCCTCGACCCCTAAGGACGCCAAACAAAAGGCACTATCTAAAATTCGGGAAGTCGAGAAGAAGACGGGGGTGACTGTGCTTCCGTCGTATAACGGTTGAGGAGGAAAAATGGGACCAGGACGTTAAAAAGTTGTTGACAAACTCCTCAACTGTTGTTATAATAACAGTATAGAGGAGAGAGGCTCCTTCTATAGTCTATTGTGAGAAAATAATAATATGGCAAAAGACAAGATTATTGTTCTTCGTGGTACGCTGCATTGGGCGAAGATTACGGGTCCGGCTCGACCGTACACCGGCAATCCGAAGTTCGACAAGGGTCCATACTGGTCGCTTGATCTCACCCCTGATGCCAAGTCCCGTAAGATCATCAAGGACGCGGGTATCGAAGACAAGCTCCGCACCCCGAAGGGTGAGAAGGAGAAGCGGACGGAGACCTTCCTGACGCTCAAGGTCCTAGAGAACAAGTCCGACGGCAGTAAGAATAAGCCGCCGAAGATTTCTGACGTCCGTGGTCAGCCGTGGGACGGCAGCGATATCGGGAATGAGTCGGTTGCAGACGTTAAGGTGAAGGTCAAAGACTACGGTACGACTACCGGCGCCTATCTCCAAGAGGTCCGCATCCTGAAGCACATTCCGTATGAAGGTGGCTCTGGCTTCGAGCCTCTGTCGCCGGACGACGAGTTCTTTGCTGGTGGTGAAGACAGCCCTGCCCCCGATAGCTCGGGAGAGGCTCCGAACCCTGACGAACTCGACGACGACATTCCCTTCTAATCGGTTAAGGGTAGACCGGGTGGAATAGGACGTAAGTCTCGAATGATGCAGTCCCATACCCGGCTGATCTGTGGAGAGCTATGCTCGGGGTTAGCCACAGTGAGAACGACAATCCACCCCACCAGTTACAAGGAGAGAGTATGTTTGGTAAGTTCATTCGCTGGATGACTGGAAACAATCATTCAGGCGCTGAAGTTATGATTCTTAGGAGAGAAGATATGATTGCTAATCGCGCATACATTGTGAAGACGGACACCGGTTTCGCCCTTCAGGATAAGCTCGGCCTCCGCTTCGGCACCTACACCCGTCGTCGTGACGCAGTACGAGGTGCGCATCGTCGCGGTATGGTGATCGCCTAATGTTTAAGGACATTGCCGTCGAAGAGGCGAGGCGCACAGTCTTTTTCAAAGATGGCGCGAAGGCGACGTTCACAAACGTCAAATCTTTCAATGCGAGCGGTTCGTTCTTGCGGCTCGTGAGTGACGAGGGTTACATCATCCTCAACACCGCGAACATCAATTACATGATCGTTCCCGAGGAAGCGCGAGTAGTATAATTAATGGCGGACGTAAAAGAGGGACGCGATCCTAGTAGTCTTCCAGAAGATATCTATCATCTTCTGAACGACGAAACGCATCACGAAGTCTCCGAAGAAAACGTCGAATGGGCGGGGGAAGTCTTCAAGGACCTCCTCCGTCGCCGCCTCACTAAGAGGGAAGTAAAGAAAGGAGAGGATGTTCTCCGCTTCTCCGCTCTCGGGAAGAAGGACCGGCAGCTTTGGTATGCCGCGAATAAGCCCGAGGTTGCAGAGAAGATGCACGGGAAACAGAACTTCAAGTTCCTGTATGGCGACGTACTCGAAGTCCTGCTGCTCTTCCTAGCTAAAGAGGCGGGCCACACGGTTGAAGATTGCCAGAAGGGAGTTGAGGAAGATGGCGTCAAAGGAAGTATCGACGCAAGGATCGACGGCGTTCTCGTCGATGTTAAGTCAGCTTCGTCTTATTCTTTTGAGAAGTTCAAGTCCGGCGGCTATCTATTTGATGACCCATTCGGGTATGTCTCGCAGTTATCCGGGTACGCCAACGCACTTGGAGTCGATAGAGCGGGGTTCCTCGTCGCCGATAAAGTCCACGGAGACATCTGCTTCGTCGAGTTCGACAAAGAGTACATCGAAGGAAATCCACCCGGACCCCGCATCGACCATCTAAGGAAGATCATTAAGTCCGAAGAGCCGCCGCCGCGCTGCTATCCCGCTGAACCCGAGGGCAAGAGTGGGAACATGAAGCTAGGCATCGGTTGTTCGTACTGCGCCTACAAAGACGATTGCTGGTCGGATGCCAACGACGGCTGTGGCCTTCGCAAGTTCTTCTACTCTCGCGGTCCTGTCTGGCTCACTGAAGTCAAGCGGGAGCCGAAAGTAGACGAGGTTAAGTGAGGGTCCTAGTTGCGTGTGAGTTCTCCGGCGTAGTTAGGAACGAGTTCAGAAAACGAGGGCACGAGGCTTGGTCTTGCGACCTCCTCGATGCAGAAGACGGCTCGTTCTACCACTATAAGGGAGACGTGAGAAACGTGCTTGAGCAGGATTGGGACCTAGTGATTGCCCACCCTCCTTGCACCGCTCTCACGGTATCCGGCAATCACAGATACGCAGGAAGCCCGGAACGCGAAGAAGCTCTTGATTTCATTAGGTTATTCCTCGACAGCGACATCCCGAGGGTATGTGTCGAGAACCCGGTTGGAGTCATTAGCACTCGTATTCGCAAGCCCGACCAAATAATCCAGCCTTATGAGTTCGGTGATGATGCGTCGAAAAAGACGTGTCTCTGGCTCAAGAGGCTCCCGCCGCTCGAAAAAGACCCCTCTGCTCGTATTCCCGGACGCCTCGTGCCGTGGAATGGGAAACTGGTCGAGCGGTGGTCGAATCAGACTGACAGTGGACAGAACAACCTTCCTCCGTCCCCCGACAGATGGAAGCTGCGGTCAGTCACTTACGGAGGCATCGCCCGCGCGATGGCAGAACAGTGGGGGTGATGTGACAGGAGTAAGAGACCCAACCAAATCCCGGGCCTATCATTTGAAGGCTAAGTTCGGGATTACATTGGAGCAATATAATGAACTACTTGAAGCTCAAGGAGGCGTTTGCGGCCTTTGCGGCAAAAGCCCAGAAGATGAAGGACAAGCTCTCGCAGTGGATCACGACCACAAGACGGGCGAAATCCGGGGCATTCTATGCCGGTATTGCAATCATCGTGTTATTGGTCGTCATCGGGACGCTGATCTCCTAAGACGAATGGCCGATTGGGTCGAGAGGCACACCGGATGGTTCGTCCCTCCAAAGAAAAAGAGACGTCGGAAAACGACGCGGAAAGCGAAGAGTTGATGGCGGATAAAATCCCCGATCAAAAGATTCTACTCCTAGATATCGAGTGGAAGCCCACAATCGCCTACGTCTGGCAACCGTGGCAAGAGAACATCACCCCCGAGAAGATTAAGGAACACGGCGGCTTGCTGTGCGTCGGAGCCAAGTGGCTCGGCGAAAAGGAAGTACACCTCTTCTCCGAATGGGAACACGGCCACAAGGGCATGTTGGAGAAAATCCATGAGATGATCTCCTATGCCGATGCCGTAGTTACCTACAACGGTGATAAGTTCGACAACAAGAAGTTGGAAGGCGAGTTTCTTCTCAACGACCTCCCCCCTCCCCCTGTAGTCACGAGCATCGACTGTCTCAAGGCAGTTAAGAAGTTCGGGTTCTTTATGAACCGGCTGGCCTTCATCGGTCCGTTCCTTGGCCTCGGTGCTAAGATCGAACACGAAGGCATGGCCCTCTGGATTAAGGTCATGGATGGGGACGAGTCGGCGCAGAAGCGAATGACTAAGTATTGCATCCAAGACGTCAAACTCCTTGAGAAGCTGTACTTGAAGATTCGTCCGTATATCCGAAACCATCCTCACATGGGGAAGGTCGGTGCCCACGAATGCGGGGCTTGCGGTAGCACTCACGTCCAATCTCGCGGTACTCGTCGCACGAGGGCCTATAAAATCCAGCGTCTCCAGTGTCAGACCTGCGGCTCATGGCAGGATGGAACGAGAAAGAAAGTGTAATGGATAAGGAAACTAAGGCTCGTATTGCTGATTTCTTCGATCCTTGGGAGTTAATCGAGTTCCTTCAAGTCTCCATCGACGATGTAGTCGAGCGGTTTGAAGACGAAATCGAGGAAGCCCTTGAGGATATCGAGGAACTGATGGGAGTTCGCAGGGACGATGAATAAGAAGCTGTACTTAATCGGCAGTCTTCGCAACCCCCGTATTCCAGTGCTTGCAGGGAGGCTCCGAAAGGAGCTTCCCGAAGTAGAAGTCTTTGACGACTGGTATTCGGCGGGAGCAGAAGCCGATGACGAATGGAAGAAGTACGAGCAAGAGAGGGGCCGGACTTACGACGAAGCCCTTCGAGGATACGCGGCTCGGCATGTATTTAACTTCGATAAGGGGCATCTCGACACTTCGTCTCATGTCTTACTTGTTCTTCCGGCGGGTAAGAGCGGTCATATGGAGGTGATGTATGCAGAGTACGCAGTCAAGGCGAAGACCGCTATCCTACTCGATCCAGAGGATGTCCTATGGGACGTTATGTATCAGTTCATCCCGACGATCCTCAACAACGACGACGAGATTGGAAAATGGATTGCCTGAGATACTGGTAAGCCCGCCGACGACAGAGACTATTCATTCAGGAGAGAGGAATGGCAGAGAACAAACAGTGGACGGCTGCGGACACGACGGACGATCCCTCGTTAATCGGCTCTGGTGCCGTGAAGTTCGACAAAGGGAAGCCCGCAGTATGGCGAGGGGTGATTAACTACTTCCCCCGCGCCCTCTGGGGTGTCGCTGAGATCAGCACCTTCGGAGCTAATAAGTACGCATGGAACGGATGGGAGGCGGTCGAAGACGGGTACGCCCGCTACCAAGACGGCAAGTTCCGCCACGCTCTACTACACGCAATGGGAGAGGAGTTCGATGGAGACAGCCAAGAGCTACATCTTAAGCATGAGGCTTGGGGTGCGCTGGCTGCCTTGGAGCTATATCTCCGCGACAAAGAAGCAAAAGCAAAGGCTTAATCATTGACCGACGATAATAATACGATAGAGGAAATGAACCTCTACACCGAACGCTCAACCAACCTCATTTACGAGACGAAACTCTTCGAGACGTTCGTCATGGTTCGGCCAGTGTGTCCTGCCTTCCACGCCGCAGTGAGGAAAATTGATCTCGATGAATTTGGACGAGAGTTCGACGACTTTTACGGAGATCGCCGAGAAGTGTACGACATTCTGCGAAGCATGGCGGCGTTGGACACAATCGAAACCATCCCGTCAGAGGAAGGAAATCGCGACTAATGACCAAGATGCAGAAAATGGTCCTCCTGATGACGTTCTGGTTCTCTCCGCCCAACGAAAAGCGGGTGTCGGAGTGGCAGGAACTCACGGGGGACCGCCCCTTCTCGGAAGACGAACTCTTCCATATCATCTCTTGCGTAATCAACGGGATCGACGAAAAATGGATCAAATGGCAAGCCTTGGAGGAGTTCAAGGAATCTCAAATGGAATCAATGGGACTGGAGAAGCGATGAACAAAAAGACACGAACCCTTACTGTCGAAGAGATCGACAACGGCTTCCTCGTCATTCTTAACGAAACGGTGGACGGAGGCTACGACTACGCTTCATCGTATAAGCAAGTGAAGCGATACGCACCGTCGGTGGGACACATCGGCAGCGTTATCGAGAGCTTCTACACCGAATAAACAAAAAAAGGCTCGTCAGGAGAATATCCCGGCGGGCCTTTCTTGTATCTGGAGAATATGGATGTGTTGGAATGAAAGACTCGTTTCCCTCGCTGAAACCGTTGCAGGCTGGAGCAAAGACCCTTCGACTAAAGTCGGCGCAGTTATCGCACGACCTGACAACACCATTGCTTCTGTTGGCTACAACGGGTTCCCTCGCGGTGTCGCTGACGATCCTGAGCGTTATGCTGATCGAGAAGAGAAGTACGCACTCGTCATCCACGCCGAAGTGAACGCAATCATTAACTCGCGAGAGGCTCTGAATGGATATAGTGTTTATCTCACTCACCCCCCTTGCAGCAATTGCGCTGCTGCTCTTATTAATTCCGGTATCGCGAAGGTGATATACAAAAAGCCCGGCGAAGACTTGATCTCCAGATGGGGACCGAGCCTTGACCGGGCTTTCAATGTATTAGATGAGGCGGGAGTCGAGAGGGTTGAGGTTTAATATGATTAGAGAAATCATTGAAATGTGGAAGTGCGTGTTTCTAGGATTTATCGGATTCGCACTACCTGTCGTCATCACAGCCGTAGGGCTGCTTAGCCTCGGTTATTGGGTAGCAAACCTTTTGTGAGCTTGCCCTCAATCTTCTCTAAGCACTCCTTCCGAGTGATCTTCTGATCCTTGTTGATATCGAGTCCAGCGTTCTGTCTGAAAGTCGTCGGTTGCTTGCCCTTCTCCCATAGGACATAGGAGTCAGGCTTACCGACGGCCTTCGGCCACAAGATCGCCATGTAAATGTCACCGAGGTTATTCAATCGACCAGCATACGGCTTAAAGTACTTATAGACGTAATTTAGCTGGTCTTCCGCAGTCATAGCGGCAAGTTTAGCTGTACTGGTTCCGAGACCGACGGCGGTTGATGGCATGAACTGAATGAGTCCAGTGGCTCCAGAACCAGCGGCGTTGCGAACGCTAGGACTAAAGCTCTCTCCAGACTCCCATGCCATGCAGGCCATGAGATCATCAGGATTAAGTCTGAGAGTATCTGCAATCCACCAAACCCTTTCTTTGAACGTAGGAGATACGTGTGCCCCCCAAGCTATTGGACGTCGTTGTGACGTGGGTTCCGTTGGAGTGCTGGCAGTTTGCTGCTGTCGCAGCAGTCGCACTGCTTCTTCTAGTAATTTAATTACTTGCTCCACGGGGCATCCTCCGGCAGTTCGTTGAACGAAGCAGGCAGAAGATTTACCGGCTCCTTCACTGGAGCCTTCAGGACGTCATTAGAAACACCGTTCTTCTTGTCGAACGAACGCATGGCACCGACACCGAGCATCGCCATCACTAGGGTCATCAACTGCGATGTGTCTAGCTCAGGCATCGTTCCGGTCCAGCCGAAGAGACGACTGACCCACTCAACGAGAGGCCCGACGACGAACGTCCACGCGACGCCGCCGCCAGAGACCCAACCAATGAACGGTCGCCAGCCAGCGACGAAGATGCTCCTGTGAGCAGCCTCGGTCTTGTTGACTTCTGTCTGTGCAATCATTTCGAGATGAAGCCGCTTATCGGCCTCGTCAGCGAGCTTGGCGAGTTCGAGATTAATCTCTTTCGCCTTATCCTTATCGACAATGGCTTCGGATACTAGGTCCTTGGCACTTGCGATTAAGTCACCGATAATAGGAATCTTCATCTATCACGCCTTACTTTAGCCAGTTGATAACAGCAGCGAGAACGCCTACGAGAGACGTTCCGAAGAGGGTGGAGGCGAGCCAGAAAGCGCCCGCCCCCTTGTGTCGTAGTGCTAGAAGATCATCGAGCTTTTTATTCATGGCTTGAACGTCTGCGGCGAGACGCTCCACCTGAGTTTCCAAAGCAGTGATCCTTTCAGCTTGTGTCAATCCATTCATTTTGTTCCTCTTGCCCCATAGTACGGGGCTTGGAGGCCCGGTAGTTGGACATGAACGTGTTCACGGCTAGTACCGGGATACTCATGGATAACAACTGCCTCGGGACCGAAGAAGTCTTCAGCCTCTTGAACGAGTTCTTCCCACGAAACCCCCGGAGCGGGAACGAAGTCGATGGCATCACCGGAGATGTGCATACTGTTCTCGACTCCGCCAACCTCTCTGTTGCCTTCCTCAGTTCGCCGCATACTGGTCGGGATACCGAAGGGAAACTCTTCAGCTTCCTCTTCGAGCAAATCGTCTTCTGCGGGAGCCTCAGTCGGCTCTGCATCCTCAGGCATATCCCCCGAGGTTTCTTCCACGGGTGCATTCGGATCAGAGAAGGCTTCTTCTCGCGCCCACTTACGAGCATCGGTGGCGAGTTCGCGAACATACTCTCGCTTCTCGTCATCCGACATCGCTTGGTACTCGGGAGAAGCAAGAGCCTCTTCCATGAGTGCCGTGAAGTAAACGCCGGTAATCAACTGGTAGTTGTGGTGTTCGAGTGCCGAGAGACGCCCCATCGGGAAGTCTTTGGTATTGACACTACGATCAACACGCTCAAGCAGCACCTTACCCTCCGGGTCAGACTTCATCAGTCGTGCGAGTTCGGCAGCAGCAGGCTCGTTCTGAGCAAGCGGCGGCGAGGCACGAGAGAGAATGTCAGGACCGATAGCATCACCACGTCCAACCGGGCGACCCAAGGCATCGAGTTGGGCCGGGAGATCGTCAGACATACCGGGGATACCGGACTGAATACGACCTTTAACACGAGCGCCGAGGCTGTCATCGCCACGGGTGTCGCGAGTGATGTTATCGAAGTAAGCCTGATTGACCTGACGTGAAGCAGCAGGGACAACGAAGCTCGCGGCGATGTTCGCCAAGAACGTATTGATTGCTGCACCGCGCTGGCTCTCAGGAGCTTCCATAGCGGAGAAGAGGTCTGCAAGACCTTCAGCCCAAGTCGAGTTAGTCAAGACTTCGGCTGCGTTGAACACCTGACGAGCAGCCTGATCGATGACACCCTTTTCACTTCCTTCGTCCCACCGCTCCAGCGACGTAGAGATGCCGGAGAGGAGGTGCGAGAGAGGTTCAAGACCCTCATACGAGTAGTACTGATCGCCAACCTTAATCGAGTTAGGCTGCCAGCCGGTGAGTTCGAGAGCCTGCCGCTTCTTGTAGTCGCGGGGGCCTTCGCCAGTCACCATGCCCTCTAGCGCCTTCATGCCGATATACGCAGCGATACCCGACCCCATAGCAACACGAGAGACGGCGAGATCGCGGCGGGCACCGCCAGCTTTCCAGTCTTCGATGTTCTTTCCCTCTACAACACCGAGAGGCGAACGACGAAGAGCGGTTCTGGCGAGGCTGTCAGGGGTACGAACAAACGGAAGAATTAGAGCGATACCATCACGGCCAAGACCGGTGAGGAGGGTGTCGTTCTTCTTATGGGTCCGCATCTGTTCGATGGCCTGACCAATGAAAGAAGGGTCGTCTTGAAAACGCATACGCTTGGCGTACTCAGACGACGACTCCAACATATCCTTCGTCGGGTCGTCAATCAACTCACGGACACGTTCCTTGAACTCCTCTCCGGTCAGCCCTTCCTTGTGGGCCTTGCGGACAGCCATGCCGTAGGTATCCGACATATCGGCAACCGAACGGAAGAACTCGTCTTCAGCCGCGAGAGCCTTGACGGGGACTTCGATGCTGCTAACACGTCCCCGCTTCATTTCGGTGCGGGCTGCGTCGTCTAGCGGACGACCTTCCTTGTATGCTTGGCGCATAGTAGCAAGACCGCGACGGGCACCGACAACGGCACCAGTAATGCGGGCTGCAACTTCACGGCCAGTGATACGGTCGAGATCGCCACCCCAACGCCGCTGCTGTCCAATGACAGAGGCGAAGCCGTGTTCAGCGAGATCGACGAGGATGTTCGACGTATTGCCGAGGATGTTATAGACGTGGGTCTTCGGACCCGAGAGCATCATGTTATAGCGGAACGAGAAGATGCGGTCACGGATGGTGGGATCGACGGCATCGCGAGCGATCTTAGCAAGAGCGTCGGGGTCTCCCCGGTACTGCTGCAAGAGCTTAGCGACACGACGACGACCACGGGCCGTAGCCATTGCACCTGCGAGAGTCTGCGCCTGATTGACACGCTCTGCCCCAATCTTGAAGCTATTGAGAATGCGACCGGCAGGACCGTTCACAGTTCCCTGTAGATGCTCAGAGACGGTAGCAAGACGGGCAATCGCAACTTGAGCCTTCGAGCTTTCGAGATCACCGGCATCCTCAAGGATACGAACGGTGTCTTCAGCAACGGTACGCAGAAGATCGCGAGACCTTACTGCGAAGGCTTCGAGGCCCTCAAGCCCACGAGACTTCAGGAACTCCTCTTCGGTCATTCCGAGTTCATTCGCCCTAGCCCGCGTCTCCTCATGGGAGATTGCACGAGCCTCGGGGATGTCCTCCTGAATACCACGGAGGAGATTCTCTACGTCGTCAGTCGAATTAAGACGTTCGACGTTAATGTTACCGATGTACTTGTCAGGATCGTTCGGCTGCTTCGGACCACCGCCAGAAGGCGGATCGCCAGTAGGGGGTTCGTTATTCCAACCGTCACCACCGCCACGGGGTGGGATAGGAGGTTGATTGCCGCCGCCTGCGCTAGCAGGGAAGATTTCCTGAACACGACCGGCACCAGCGCCCGAGCGGCGATAGCCACCAAAGCCCTTGATCTCCGGGTACATGACCATCAGCTCTTGCATCGCTTCGCGAATTGCACGAGGACCGAGGCGATTAGAGGCAGTCGAGAATTGATCGATGGACATTTCAGCCATCCCATTCTCATCAATCCCCATCCTAATCGGGATAGGGGCTTCCTTCCACGACCGTCGATACGACAGAGTAATAACCCCATCGGGGTCACGCTTGTTCTCAATAAACAGCCCGTTGGGCGACAGAGCCTTCTTAGGCTTAGCGGGAGCCTCCTCTAAGACCGGGACGTCGGGTTGACGACCACCAGTGACCTCGACTTCAATCGGGGGTGGGGCATCGGCAGGAAGCGGCTCAGGCTCGGGAAGGGCATTGACGTCTTCAACAGTCTGCCGCTTCGGAGTACGGACCCGAGGCAGCGACGGCTGCATACCAGTGACGACACCGGCAGCCATAGCGAGATCGGAAATTTCACCAGCAGCACGGTCGGCGTCATCAACGATACCGGCCTTCTTGGCAAGCTCTGTACCGGCACGGATAGCACCCATGCCAGCGGCCCCGACTTCCTCTAGGGCAGCGACGCCCTTATCGAGCAGTGTTCCCTTATTGAGTCCGAAGAACTCGCGAGTGTCCTTATCAAGTCCACGCTCCTGACCGTCGAGGGCATACTTCCGGCCACGCTGGAAAGCCTCGGCGACAGTGATCTCCGGCTTATTAGACAGGAGATTTCCGTCCTTCGCCGGACGCGATCCGGGGATGATGATGTCGCCAGCCTGCGAACGAGAGTTAGGGTACTTAACGCCCATCTCGATATCGTAAGCCTTTTGACGAATGGCATCAGCCCGGATGCGTGCCGTCTGGGGGTCAGTTTTGGCAAGTTTGCGAACCTCCGCCAGCTCGTTACGGAGCCGTGCTAGTTCCTGGCGGGATTGGTTCAAATTGGCCAAAGGGACTCTCCTATTTGGTTAGTTTGGCAAGTTTGCCAATTATCGCTGCACGAACCGAGTGCCATCAGGACGGGTCCCGAACTTAATGGCCGGACGAGGGCGGTTCTTGCTGTTAGCCAGGTCCTTGCGGACTTGACGGTTCCTATTGCCTTCTTCGACACGAACACTACGGTTGGCATCGCCTTCTGCTTGACGGACGCGAAGCCCTGCGGAGTGACGAGCGTTACGACCTTCTTCCGCTTCACCACGTTGCTCAATTAGAGCGGCACGGTACGCGGCCTGACTCTCCAGCGTCGCCTGCTTAGTGGGGTCGATGTAACCCTGTGCAAGAGAAGAGAGTGCGTCGATGTCGTAGTTCTCCGGGAGTTCAAACAAAGGTTCAATCCCACGGGCGTTGTAGTAATCGTAGTAACGCTTACGCATCGCGGGATAGGTTGACTCCGTAGCGGCACCAATCAGAGCGCCTGCTCTGCTATGGGTGTTGCCTTCGTAGTCGTCCTGACGACTCATAATCGTGGCATCAGTAACAGCCTGCTGCCGTTCGTTATCTAGTCGCTGGTTCTGAAGCTCCGCAGCCATCTTGGGGTCGATAGCGCCCAGCCGCTGAATTGCTTCAAGCGGATCAGTGGTGTAGTTCTCCATCGCTTCGGCCATGCGAGCTTCGCGAAGGCGCGGGGCGTAACGAGGAGCATGTCCTGCTTGAACGAGGAATGCGTCTCCGAGTGCCCCGAGGATGTTTCCACCAGTGCTACCCAACCGGAGCGGGCCGCCCTTAATGATACCTTCACGATACTTGCTCTGCGGAAAGGAGTCTCCTGCGACTTCAATGGGCGGTGCCTCCTGTGGCTGTTGTGCCATGAACGGCGACTGCCCCGTTTCCTGCTGACCTTGGAGCAGCGCTGCAATCAACGGATTCATTCAGTTACTCCTTAATGGCAGGGAGAAGATCGTAGCGAACGGTTTGATAACCGCCGGGGAGTTCAGGACCCAAGGCTTCAGGATGCAGCTTAGCAACCTCGTCAGCCATGTAACCCCGACGAACCGTGTCCGGCTCATCCCAGATGTAACGGTAGTCGTAAACCGTCAGACCCTCGTTGTCGCCAACCTCCTTGATGTCGAGCTTCAATCGACGATCAGAAGGAAGGGCGCTAGCGATGCTGCCAATGAACCCGCCGATACCCGGCTTCGACGAGCTATTGCCCGAAGAGGTTCCACGCGAAGAAGACGTCGAGGTCGAAGTCGAGTTCGATTGCGAGACGTTGCCTGCGCCAGTGACGAGGCCGCCCGCCTGAAGACCCTGCTGACCGACGCCAAGCAGCTTATCGAGGTAGTTGTTGTAGTACGTCGAAGCGAGGTTCTGCCCGTAGCCTGCCAGCGCCTTCGCTGTTGCGCCGGACGAAAGCATTCCCTTAGCAGCGGCGTTGCCGTTAATGGCATTCATGCCCTGCTGTAGCTGGAACTGATAGCCTGCGCTATTCTTGTAGTTGTCGAAAGCCTGCTGAGCCGCCTGAGAGTCGCCACCGACCCCGAGCAAGGCAGATACCATGTCGTTTGCACCGCCCGCATTCTGGGCCATGCCTCCGAACGTCTCTTTCGCCCAAGGATACGCTTGGTTATAGCTGAGACTATTGCTCTGACTCTGGCTCTGGCTCTGACTAGACTGCTGGCTCTGTTGCTTTGACTTGGAACCGCCGAAAATAGAACTCATGCCCACTTTTCCTTAAAAGCGTTTTTAGTTAGGATGACGATTTCGTGCGGCCCTCTCCAAGTGTCGGTGACACCGTGAGATTGGAAGCCTAGTTGGCGGTTCATCCATAGCGCCGCCTTGTGTTTAGTGGGGGTCAGCCCCTGCACCATTTCTGCCCTGTACTTCTCAAAGACCGTGGCGAGCATCTCAACCGCTAGATTAATTGCGTACCGCCCACGATCCTTGAAGAAGTAGTGTCCGTTATAAACACCCGTACTGCTTAACTCGAAAAGCCCGAGATTCCCTCTGTCGTCCGAGAGAACGATGTTGTCTGGATCAGCAATCCAGCTATCGACGTCGAGATCAATATCCTCGAAGGGATATAGCTTCAACGCCTCTCGAACGAGATCGGGGTCGTGCATTCTAGTTATCACGGTCTGCCCCATACATACACAGCTCCTGATGTAAAGTTTACCGGAGCAACTGCTCGCGTCTTGATCTTAATCGCGTTAACTACATCAGTTGAACCAGTGAAGATGTAAGTCTGCGAGCCGTTAGAACAGACTCCAGTCTTAGGGCTGCCAGCGACATTCCCTTCGATGGTCATCCTAGCGTTATGAGTGCTTTGGCTTCCGGCGTGTAGGAACACGTTGAAGGTGTCATTCACTGCAACACCGTTAATGTTGGCCGTTTTGTATTGACCCGGATTGCCGTAGAAAGTAGCGCCGTTATCTGTACTGAAGTAAACGGCAGGAGTCAGCAACGCTGCGGACACGAGATCGTAAATCTGGACAACTATGTCAGTGTAACTGCCTAGATTGTTGATAACGATCTCACCAGTTACACCATCTACAGTGGGCCGGTAGGTTTTGACAAGCTGCCAGCCACCTCCGCCTCCTCCTCCAGAAACGTTCCCTGCCTTCCACGCCCCACTCTCAAACACGAGAACCTGCCCTTCAGTCGGAGGAGTGGTCAAATCGACGTCATTCAAGGCCCCGATCTTCTCAGGATAGTAGTCAACCAAAACTGTACCGGGGGACGGATGATTGAAGGTTTTAGTTTCGTAAACAGGAGGTTGAGTGAAAGCAGGAACAGATACTTCCCACTCTGTCGTCCAGACAACTCCATCGTCAGAGCGTTGAACAGCAAAGCTGCTCATTGCTTGCTCAGGGAAGCCAGCTCGATTTCGGATCAGAACCTGAGAGACTGATTTCTCGTTGCCGACCCCAAAGTCGTAACCAATCCAGCTCCCGGCAGTCTCATTTGAATGCCAGAAGTTTGTTGCAGGGTCAAACGCTGCTGAGTAAGGGTAAGAAACACTTGAGTAAGAGGAACTGCCGATTGCAGTCCCCCCAGAAGCCTGCAAGGCCACTCCGTTTTCTTCCCGAAACTCGATGTACTCATAGGCGACATAAGTGCTCTGTGACAGAGACAGTATCCGCCAGAAGCGGTATTGAGGCCCACCGGAAACCGGGAGCCGTCCTACAGGTCCAGTCTCAGT